CTTCCATCGGGGAGGTCGGCGTCTTCTTCTTCTTGAACAGAGCCATCAGTTTTTCCGCCCTATTACCTTGTCGTACTGGCGGTTAACCGGGGGCGTTGACGTTGCCCGATTGCCGTTTACCGCCGCCATTATGCGGTTGTGCTTGTCGCCCGCGTGCCAGGCCAGCAGCACCGAATCCAGCTTGTCAGTCGATCGCTTCAGTTCGCCCATCATCTCTGATTTGGGCCTGATCTTGATGCCCTGGCGCGTCACATCGAAGGTCGCTGAGAGCATCTCCTGCTCAAGCTCATCATCAGGCGGAAGCTCGACGTTCTCGCCGTTCTCAGGGTCAAGGGCCTCGCGGAACTTCCAGAACAGCTCATCCCGCAGCAGCGGGAACTCGAGCTTCTTGTCCCGCGTCTTGGCGACGGACTTGTTCGAGTTCACCACACCCAGAACCGGCAGCTTCAGGGCCTTGAGGTGCGAGTAGGTGTCGCCGCCCCATCCTCCCGTCATGTCGATCGCAATGGTTGCATCACCCCGAACCATCGAGATGACCTGGCCCGCAACAGCCGCACCATCAGGTGTCAGCTTGCCTGCAATCGCCCTGATCGGCTCGAACCTGACGCCATGAAGCGGCGAGAGCGATGTCTTGGCCTGTCCACCTTGGGCGATATCCACACCCACGCCTGTCATCAGAGGGAGCGGCTTGTCGCGGTTCAGTATCCAGCGCGCCTGCGCCTTGCGGATCCAGTCGATCGGGAACACACGGGCCAGATCGTCGCCCGCCGTCTCGAATGCCTCGTCGTCAGTTGCGGGATATTCCCGCTTGAATTGCTGGCAGAACTCATCGGTCGGCAGGCCGAAGGTCATGCACATATTGCGGTTCTTCAGCCAGGCCCAGTGCAGTTGAGCGTCGTCTAGCTGGTGGCGTATGGCGTAATCCACGAACAGGTCAGGCGGCGCCCAGCCCTTTGGCGGCTCTGTCCGATACTCCTCGTGCAGGAACCACGGGAGGAACAGAGCCTCGTATGAGCTTTCGCCCCGCTTGGCCGCTTTCCATGCCCGGTGAAACCTGCCGCCAGGAACGTCAGCGGTGCTTTCGATGATGGCTTCAGTCCCATCAGCATCGGCCAGAGCTTCGGTTAGGCCGGTCCAGACCTCATCAGCAGATGCCGCAGGCCAGAAATCGAACTCGGAGGCGTGCAGGCATTGGATTGTGCTCGAGCGTCCAGCCGATCGTGCGCCGGCAGTTGCGATCTTGTACCCGCTATCCAGCCTGCCAAACACAAGCTCGTTGGCATTGGCCACGCTGGTCTGGGGCTTGAAGTCAGCCAGGCAGTTCTCGTGATAGCGCTTGGCCATCCCGAACAGGTTCTGCGTTGCAGCGTCCTCGTGGGTGACGATGTAGGCCAGCGTACCGCGGCTTGTGCTGGTCTTGCGGTAGAAGCGAGCGCCGACATAGGTGGAAATGCCCATCTGCCTGCCCTTGAGGACAAGCATTCGAACACGACCCGTGCGGGCTAGCTGATCCTCCATACGCTGGTGGGCAATGCGCTGGACGCTGTTGAGCTTGAACGGCTGGAGCCCATGCTCCTTGGTTCGGATCTGCAAGCAGCTTTCGAAGTAAAGCTCTGCATCACCGAGGACGATGGCGTATTCTTCGTCAGTGAGCTGTTGTGGACTGTTCGCGTCGGTCATTTATCTGTCCACGGACCCGATCCAAGCGGTCTTCGTGCATCACGCCGATCGCAACTTCCTGACGATCAACCCAACCGTGATTGTTCTTCAGATCGAAGATGACGCCCGGGGTGAATGTGTCCTTGCCGATGAGGCGATTGTGTCGATCGGCCTCGATGCGGAGCTGCGTTCTTTTTATTGTTCGGGAAAACTCATCCCCGTAATTGGCGTAGTTCGAGAAGGATTCCTTGTCGCAGAACCCCATGAAGAGGCAGAGCCCTGCGAGTGTTGGCCTCTCTTCGCTGGTGATCTGGGCGAAGTAGGCGCTGGCCTTCTCTTCGAATGCCTCTGGGGATTGGAAGAGGCGGGGCCTGCCGCCCGTGTTGCCCTTTGCGAACTTGTTTCCCTTTGGGGCAGGCATCACGCACGTCCTTGAGGTTCTACAGCGGCGAGCCAGGCGATCTGTTCGCAGGCTTCTGAATTGATGTCGTCTTCGCAGGACTGAATTGCCTCGAGGAGCAATCCGCCGGCCAGATCAACCGGGCTGCAATCGAAGCAGTCAGCCAGCGCTGAAAGCCGTACAGCCTGATCGTCAGTGAGGTTTACTGTGATGCGGCGGGCCATTGTCCCCGGCTCTACTTGGCTATGCTTGATCGATACTTGGCGAATACTGTAACAATACTCGCGCAATTGTGATCGAAATGGGTCTACCGTTCGCGAAATACCGCTTGGTGTAACGGTGAAGTGGGCCGGTTTCCCGTCTAGGTTGATCTCACGGCGAACGACTACTCGCCCCGATATTTGACATTGCAGGTTGAACCACACCCCCAACAGCAGGAGGCCTGAGCCCCCTGCCGGATCGGTCGGCGCGTCAACGCCGCTCGGTCTGATTGAAAGAAAGCACTCTTCCAATGAGCAAAACTCTTAATGCACGTCCCGCCGGATTCAAACCCGGCCTTGTCTTTCTGGCCCTCTTTTCCTTCGCTATGGGCGCCCTTGGCGTCTATGGCTGGCTTCAGAGCGACATGGATCAGATCACCCGCTTTGCCCTCGCCTTTGGCGCTGGCGCGACGGCCCTGGTCATTCCCTTCACCGTGATTGCCCTCGGACGCTCTTGGGCGTCTGCCGGCGTGATCCCGGTTCTTCTGGTTGCGATGGCCATGCAGGCCGTCAGCTTCCACAATTTCTACGGAACGACGATCGAAGCGCCCCACAAAGCTGCCTTTGATGCCGGTCTCGAGCCCCTTCAGCTCGAGGTTGGTCGGACCACCGGACGTCTTGAGAAGGCGCAAGCCGCTCTCGACGCCTTCCCGGCCCTCGTCCTTCCTGACTGCCTCTGCCCAAAGACCACCGCGGCGAAAACCGCATCTTGGGAAGCCCAGCGCGCTCCGCTGGCGCTTGCAGTCGATACCGCCAAGGCTGACCGCTCAGCCGCCGTGATGGCCCTGAGCGATGCCGAGGCAGCCTACCAGCCGCTGGCCCCTGATTGGGCCGTCTGGCTGATTGGCGGGCTCCTCGACCTCTCGATCGCCCTCGCGATCTGGTCGCTCGAGACGACCGCCCGCAGGCTCCGCAGGGAGCATGAGGCGAAACTCGCGGAAGAACGCGCCGAACAGCGCGCCGTCCGTGAGAGGGCCAAGGCCAAAGCGGCAAAGGAAGCCGCCAAGGTCCGCCCGGCCCGACCCTTCGTTCCGAAGCTGGTCGCCAACGATCGATAAGCCGGTTCAACTGTGATGACGCGAGCGCCCTCGGAGACATCCGGGGGCGTTTTGCGTTTTACTCCTGCCTCTCACGTCCCGCAGCGAACATCGCGCAGACGAGAAATCCGAAGCAGAAGGATAGGGAGGCGGTGAGGTAGAGGGCTAGGGTCATTGCGTCAGGCCGCGCCGAGAGCGGTCAGGTACGTGTTCAGGTGTGTGTAGAGATTGGCGTTCTGTGTGGCGTCCATGCCCGCCCCAACCCCAGCGGCTGCAATCTTCCACGAAGAGTATCCGGTAATATGCCCGCCTAGCACAATGTTGTTTACATTTTTCGAGCCGCTTGGAGTGGCCACTACTGCACCTACGGCGGCTCCATTTTTGTAAAACTGAGTAGCGGTGGAGGATGTTCTGCTTATAGTGTGCAAGCCAACGGCGTCAGCATTCGGTGTGGAGGCACCAACGTTGTCGTTTAGGCGTCCTGCAAACGACCCACCAGTAAAGCTTGGGTTGAGCTGAAAAGTGGCCCCAAGCACAAGACCCATTGCATTGGTCGCCTGTGCTGCCGAGGTTCTCGACCAGACAAACGCTGTTGCGCTGTTAAGCTGATACTGTGTCAGCAAAGCAGGAGACACATTGAGACTAAGACGGCCACTAATGCCGTCTCCGACCCAGTCCCTGTCGGTCGTCCATGTCCCCGTCCCGCTTTCGACAAGCGTAAACGTTCCGGGGGCTTTCCAGTTGAGCGTTCCTGCCTGACTGTCAGCGGCGGCGGTGAGGTAAAGGGCGTCAAGCGTAGTCCACAGGCCATCCGCCTTGAGCGAGCCGATCAGCGCATCGATCAGGGCCTTGCGGGTGTCGTCCGGTTTCGTGGTCGTCGCCGCGACAAGCGCGCGGGCCTCGATGTTGACGTATGCGTAGCCGTCCGAAATGTCGCCAGACACGCAACCGCCAGCGAGGCTTCGCACAATGCTCCGGGTGATCGTGCTGATGACCAAGAATGCCTCGAATGGGTGAAGCGGCGACGGTCACAGCCGTCTGCCCGCTCTGGTTAACTTGTTGCAGGCTCGCCACGGACGGTTGCCGCCTCTGCGTTGCGCGCGTCCTCGTCCCTGCGTTCGATGCGGTGATGCGAAGCTGCGAGGTCGTATTCGGCCCTGAGTTGCTGCATGGCTTGGTTGAGCAAGTGCATCCTTGTCTCGGGGCGGATGCGTCTGAAGTTGCTGGCGAATACTAGGGTGAGCCGGCCCCCGAACCAGGGCGCTCTGAGCTTGGCGATGGTCTTGATCATCAGCGCCTCGGGGTCAGCTT